GAAGAAATTTTATTTAACATGAGAGAAGCCTTTGCTAAAGCATTAGTACCTGTCACTATTATAACTTTCTGCTCTATTTGTGCATTAGCACCTCTATATGTCACGTTATCTATGATGACTAGAACTTATACTTCAGGCCAAGCTTCGTTCCATAAGAATTAGTGTCATCTGTCACTATAGAAAACTCTCCATAAACATCAATATTTTTTGATGCAACTACGTTACCACCAACTTTGCCAGAGAAGTTTGTTTTTGAATCTGCATTATCTGGGTTGTTAAGATACGCTCCACCTTGAATGTAGTAGCTACCAAAAGCATTACCATTCTCATACCCTAGGTGCAGATCCGTTCCGCTTCCTGTAAAATTTTTTCCTTGGTAAGAGCCATTGTTCTCTACGTTTACATAGAAACCAGCAAATGCAGGAGTTGATAGTGCTGAAGCAGCAGCTATTGTTAGTACTTTTTTAAGCATTATTAAAAAAAGAATAAAGCTCAATAATAGTCGTTTTTAAATTAAATTCAATAATTAAGAGTCAGTTTGTACAGTTGTTACCTCTGCCTCAGCTTCTAACATTTGTAATTCTTTAATTCGTTCTTCACAACCAAATGCCTTCATTTTTAAGGCATCACGACCCACAACTAGTTCTTGAATTTTATCTTGTATCTTATTATATTCATCAACTGCAACTTGCATTTCTAATTTAAGTTGATCAATTCTTTTTTGGTTTGTCATAATGATTAAGCAGGTTTTTGAGATTTTTGTGAAATTAAAAATGTTTTGTAAGCTGTTTTTACATCAGTCGTCCATACAACATTACAGATAGTTGTAACCTCTGATGGCTCTGCTGAGATATCAGTTTCAACTAAATTATCAGAATCATCTAATGAACCACATTCAAGAACGTACCTATGGTAACTTCTTGTAAGTTCTTCTCCATCTTTTTTTATAACAGTTGCTTTTCTAACGTGTATCAATTTGTGTATGCCAATAATCTCTATTTTGTCATACTCAGTTGTTTCTGTAAGTGCCATTAGGATTAATCTCCAATTTAAACAGGTTTAGGCTTAGTTTATAGACTTAGCTCGGTCAAGCCACTCTATATGTCATATTACCGAAGAGAGTCTTTGAAGCATTTGCTCCTGAGACACTAGCTTCAGTAAATCTACCTTGAAAAAATTCTACAATGGTAGAATTATTTCCTAGAAAAAGCATTAGGACATTAACACCACCATTAAAATTAATATTTGTAAATTGAATGCTTCCACCAGAAGAGTAAACTGGCGATAAGTTTGCAGAAGAAAACGGAATTCCACTTATACGAAAAGCATTTCCATCACCAGTTGAACCTGTAGCAGAGTCAACAAATTTTATTTGGAAAGAAATAGAAACACATGAACCGATTTTGCAATACCAACCACTTTGAATCTGATAAGCAGCACCTCCATCAATACCTTGATTTACAACAGGTGTCCAAGTACCAAGTTCATAGTCATTTAAAAGAGCACTTGTTGATCCAGCAGCAGAACCACTAACATTACTAAAATCAATCCCACCGCCAGAAGATAATTTTAAATTCGTATTATTGAATAATTCTAAATTTTGGGAATTTAACGACATGAATCTAGTTGCTTGTGCAGAGGTATTATCAACATAAAAACTCAAATTATCCTTCTGACCAGTAGCATTACCTGTTATAAATTCAGAACCTATAAAAGACCCATCTGAATTTGTATTAACCAACTGCAAATAGCTATTAGGATTATCTGTACTTTCCATTTTTACCATCGTTTCACCCTCTGTTTTTACATGAAGAGGTTGATTAGGTGCTGTATGACCTATACCAACCCTGACTTGGTCAGTATCACTTGGATTATATTGTGCAGATATGATTGCTGTACCTTGCGATCCAAATACTAATTTATCGTTATTGTGTTCATATAAAATATATCCTCTAAATCTTTCATTACCTGAGGTTCCATCAGCAAAAAATAAATTTCCAGTCGTAGTGGTAGAAGACTTGATTGTTATACCAGTAGCAGCACTACCAGCTACAACTAAATTATCTGCATCTGCACTAAAAGAAGTAGGATCATCAACACCCATGCCAATAAGCCCATTAGAATCAATAACTATTCTGTTATTACCACCCGTTATAAGTGACATTTTATCTGCACCTAATCTAGCTAGACCAGTATTCGGATCTGATCTAAAACTTAACCCAGGAGATGATGCAGAGCCATCTTCAAGAGTAATAGTTCCATCAAGTTCAAATATAGTAATCCATCCATCATTACTACTATTTCTTAATTTCATTACTGGTGGCGTACTTCCTGTATCAGCCCACCATTGATAACTATACTTAACAGAGGGTTCTGAATCCCCACTACTGTTACCAGCTAGGGCTTGCAAAGCATCTTGAATGTCTTGCCTCACTGCAAACCCTGTTCCATTATCAATTACAAAATCATTTTGATTAGCAGTCATTTCATTACTTTTTTATATAATTATAGGATAGCTTATCAATATAAATTAAACACCTTTACCAAATCCAATAGCAGTGTATTTGAAACTCAAATCTTTAAAGTTGTTATTACCATCTCTTGTTTCAATAACAAATTGTGTTCCTGTAACAGATGTAATTTTGAAATAATCCCCAGAAACAGCACCTTCAAGAGTTATTCCTATAGTTGGCAAAAAGGCTGAACTTGAAGAATTTATTGCAGAAGTACCTGTGAAAAAAGCATTTCCAAAGGTCACTGTTTTAGCTGCATTATTTGTTAAACATTGACTTGCTATAGCAGTATTAACAGTTTCAGTTCTTCTTTTCATACTTGCCGTATAACCTAACTCATCTATTTCTATATTTTGGTCAGGATCATTTGAAAATAATTCAGCCCTAAATCTAAAACCTCTTGCACTATATTCACCATTAGCAAAAATATTAAAAGGACTAAAGGCACTTGATATATTACAGTTACCGCTAGTAGTTACATTATTTCCAGAATTATCTTTAATTTTAATAAATTCAAGACTACCCTCTGTTATCAAATTATTACTTGTTGTCGTTATTGAAACTGTATTAAATGGAAACAGATTACCTACAATATAATTACCAGAAATCAACTTACCTGTTAATGTAACTAATTTGACTGTATCTCCTACAGCCAAACCTCCATGGTTACCTTCTGTAAAAAATCTTATTTCACCTGTTGAAGCAACAATTATTTGATATTCAGCTATTGTTCTGACGGCTTCTGCTACAAAAATATTAGCATTAGTTACAGATGTAATTTTTAAGAAACCATCAGACGCATTTCCATTTGTAAAATCTACTAAAACTTGATCATTAACAGACATACCATGGGATGATTTTGTAATTTCAATTAAATCCTGTGATTGAATGTAAGTTGATGCTTGTGATGAAGTAGGCACTCCCTGACAACTTGCAACCTGTAATTTTGCTCCAACTTCTTCACCAATAGTTCCATCCCAATCAGGCATCTCATTTACAGGTGTTAATCTGAAATCCCATAAATCAGAAACAATTATAGATGCTGTTTTAAAATGTCTTTCAAGAGATAAATTAAAAACTGAACCTAAATCTAAGTCATCAACAAATGTATAAAACCCCTTAGAGGCAATACCACCTGTTAAGAAATCAAAATTAGGAATCCCTTCTGTAGGACTAGCTCCAACATTAGTGACATTATCAAATAACTCAGTTCCATCTATAACCAAACCGTTGAATTCATCACTAAATACTGTTCTCAGTCTTGTTCCGTTGAAAGGTGGACTTGTTTGATCTTCTCTTTTAGTTGTAATTATTTGGTTTGGTTGTGCATCTGGTTTTGTAACAATAATTTTTGCTGCATTTGCTGACCTGCGACCTCCATCATCAATAAATTTAATACTGTAAGTCCCACTAAGGGCTGGAACCAGTGTTTCGCTGATATTGCCTGATAATTTTGGAATTATTTCAACTGAATTTGAAAATGTAGCCAATCCAGTTGTATCAGTTGTGTGCCTCACAGAAATAGATCCCCCATGAGTTACATCAATATCTGTTGCAGGGTCAAAACGTAATCTTATAAATAATTCTGAAACAGGTTCACTTGTTAACCCTGTTGGATTTTGCGGAAGAGCTGTTTTACCGACAGCAATAAAAGTTAAATCATTAGATGTCGCAGAAAGTTGACCTTGAATGTTATAGCTAAAAACTTGTATCTCATATGTACCAAGTTGACTATTTAATATTTCAAAATCTGGTCTTGAAACTTTTTCAGAAACAAAATTTCCATTGTTATAACGATAGTTTACTTGATATTCAATAACACCTACTATTGGTTGCCAACTGATAATAATTTTTGAAACAGCCTGATTATTTATTGGAACAATAGTTTCTACGGCTGAAAGATTAGATGGTGGTGGTGTAAGTTCATTTAAAAGACTAATACTTCTTTCTGGTAAAGGAGTGCCATCTTCAATAAAATCATATTTAGCAGGGACATAAGAAAGTGCTGTGATTAAATAATTAATACCATCTTGTTCTTCAACACTTATTACTCTGAATTTTTGTGCTTCTATTGTTGTATTTGCTAAAAGCCAAACAGTATTAACATTTGGTGTCTGAGAAAAAGCAGAACTTACAGTAACAACACCAGCAGGACTAATACTTGAAACATTTTTAGTCTCAACAGTTCCATCTGGTAAAACAACACTAAATTTAGGAGAATTTGTCGTTGCTAAATCAGAAGCATTAGCATCATCAATAGTCATAATTGTTGTTGAAGCAACAGCAGATAATTTCCCACCTCTTCTTACACCTGCTCGAACTGGATCGTTTATATCAATAATTGAACCAGGTCTTACTATCACACCAGCATCTATAGAAGTTGCAAAACTTACTATTTCTGATTCATTTTGTTCTGCAAATAATATTGCTCTGCCTAATCTTGCTGCTTGCCCTCTTGATGTACAAGCAAAAGCTTTTACTTGTTTTGTTATAATTCCAAATTTATTTTGTGCAGTGTTATCTTCTACAACCTCAAAATCTACTTCTTGGCTGTCCATATTAAAATATGAAACAGAAACAGCAGTGTGTCTTTGCTTTAAACTACTTCCCGAATAACTAAAACCTTCTGATGTAACATTACTAAGATTGAAAAGATAACTTGCATCTTTTGGCGAATCTTGTGTAATAGTTATTGTACCAGCAGAAAAAATAGGCATACATCTCATAACTCCAGCTAATTCATTTATAAGGTCAAACGCTTCAGAAGATGATTGGATATTCACGTTGCAACTAAAACGAGCCTCCTGCCCACCAACATTACTATCTACAAGAGTATTTGCATATTTGCTTGCAGTGACAAAAGAAAATAAATCAAGATTGCTATCTATTATGTGATTACCAAGACCATATCTTGTATTTGTAAGTAAATCTAATAAAATCATTGCTGGACAAGAAGTCCAAACAGCAGGCCCCATAACACCATTAAAAATATAACCACTCGGATAAATTATTCTACCTGTTGCATTGTCAACAGTTGGCGTTCCAGAGCTAGATGCACCATCCCCAGGTATTCTTACTTTTATTCCACGAATCCTAAATTTTCTTGAGGGTATTGAACTGAACTGTTGTGAATCTAATCTTAATGAGTTGTAAGCAGAGTTAGCATAAGTAGAAGCATCATCAAATATTTCTGTTAAGGTTGTCCACTCAAAAGAATTAATTGTACTGCTGGTTGTACTATCTTCTGTAATTCTTGTGACTCTAATATCAATAGGAATTGAACCAGTTATCTTTATTGAAAAATCTTTTTGATATGAGTCAGCAGTTCTTCCAGTAACAGTGTCAGTATGTACATCTGTAAAACCACCAGAATTATATTGGACAGATATTTTAAATTTAACAGTATCTCCTAATAAATCTCCTGTGTCTGTTGCTATTTGAATCTGTGGAAATGTAATTGTTAGTTTTATTCGATCAACATTTGGATTTGTAACTTGTCTTGTTACTGGTGAAGATTGTGTAACTGTAACACCCACAGGTATTATTGAAGAAGAGCCTTCGATTCCATCAATTTTTGGTTGATCTGCTGTCCCGAATCTTGAGTTAAAAGTAACATCTTGAAAATTAAAATCATTTTCTGCTGGATTAGATGATGATGCTGTTCCTTTTAATATTGGGGTATTATTTAAAAATACATCTTTTAGATAAGCATTTTTGTATGCTGTAGAATTTTTATCTGTGATACCTTCTTTTGACGCAGATGCACTGCCTTCTATTTCACCTTCAGAAATTAAATCTAAAAATGTTGCAAACTGTTTACTATGTAAAGTATCAGGTGTTCTTGTAGGTTTAGGGGGTGGAGAAGGTTGACCACCACCACCTTTAGAACCACGAATAATTTTTTTTCTGTCGGTCATACTTGTACCTGTTCTGTATCTATACCACCACTAATAACAACTGAACCAGTGAAGATTTCGCCATATACTAATGGAACTGGTGTACCAGCACGACTTGTTTGTTGTATCCCGCCAAAGCTAAAAGACAATCTTGGGTCTTGCTCAGAACTAAATTGAGGTGTCTTGGGCAAAGGAAATAACATTTCACTTACACCACCCAAAACTAAATGAGCACCTATACCAAATACTGTTTTTGCACCTATACCAGCAGCAGCAAATCCACCACCAAAACTCATAGGAGCAGCAAATAATCCACCAAAAGCACCAAAACTTAATGCAATTAAAGCACCACCAAATATAGCCCTACCTAAACCACCAGAACCAGATATTACAGGAACAAATTTAATATCAGATTTACCTACTGGAAAATGCAATTCGTCTATACTTACATTTTCTTTTTCTAATAACACTTGATAATATTTATTTCCCATATGGCTTTCTAATTCTGGAAAATTATTTATAAGAAAACTTACAGCTTGTGCTGTTGTATTTACAGCAGCCTCTAATTCTTTATGGCCTGTTATCTTTGCAAGTTCTCCATATAACTTTATTTTACGCAACATAACGGTATCTGCCTCCTGTACATTTCAAAAGCCATTCATTATATGGTTCTCTACAACTTATTCTATCTGCTAAATGATGCAAAACATCTCCATCTAAAAAAATGCCTACATGATTTAGACCTTTTGTAAGAATACTCATTGCTAAAACATCACCATTTTTTAATTGTTCATTTGGTGTTAATAAACGAAATCCTGAGTTAAGTAAATAATTATTAAAATCACCATCTTCTTTTGATCTTGGGTTTTCAATAAATTCTCCAGGTGTTAAAGGTCTTGTTGCTTTAGTTATAACAATTCCTTTTTCTTCTAAATACCAATCAGTGACTAAACTTAAACAATCAGTAATACCCCAAACCCAATGCCTACCAACTAAAGGTGGCTTGTAACCACTTGGCTCATAGTAACCCCATTTTTCTGTTTTCGGATTTACTATATGCCAAGGTAAGTTTGAATCTTCGCAACTTATCATATCTGCTTGGCTTGCAATTGGTTGTGTTATTGGGTGACTATGTATTACAGCTAATATTCTTCCAGAATCTTCTGCTTTTGCATAGTCAACAGGATCGATAATAAAACATTGATTTGACCAGTTTGATAAATTTTTACAAGGATAATATTTTTCTTTTCCTTTTATTTCTATTAATAAACCACAAGATTCTTTCGGGTCTTGTTCTTTGGCATGAGCCAATGCAATATCTTTCCAACTCATACTACTATTCGACCAATAGTAGGAAATTCTTCTCTTGTACATTGTCTTTTTGGGACACGAACACCAACCAAATCCATAGGAGCAGCTAATTCAAAAACGACTACATCTCTTGTTTCTTGTGTCTTTCTATCAATAGAATATATTTCTTGAGGAAACTCAGCATTTGGATCTGGTGTACCATAAGGATTTACTCCTCCAGCAAAATTAACAGCATCAATAAATTTTGCAAGTGTTCTTATTCTTGTAACCGTTGCACCCGTTAAATCATTACCAGTTGTCGTTTGGTTTACAGTGAGAAGAATTGAAGTAATAGTTCCAAGAGCATTGCTAAGAGTTAAAGTTGGTCTTGGTATTTGGCCTTTTTGATACGCAAAGCCTTCTGCTTGTACAGGAAATCTTAAATACTCATTAGTAGCCCAAACTATTTTGCCATTTGCGTTTAAATTACTACCAGAATGAAATCTATATGTTGTGGCCGAGCCATGTAAGGCAGTAGTTGTAGTAAGTGTAAATAATTCAATAATAGATGAGGGATTTATTGATTGAATATCACTAATGACACTACTACTCATGGTTCAAACACCTCTCTAAATGTTGCTTGAATTGTTGCTCTATTATTGTATGGTATAGATTTTGACCAGTTTTCGCAAACATATTGACCAGCACCAGAGACAGTTGCCGATACAGTTCCGCTATGCGACCCACTAGCGGATGCTATTACTGTAAACGTATCAACAGTTGGTGCAGTGCTAACAACAAAAGTACCATCTGTAGATCCACTTGCCGCAAAATCTAGTGTCACAGTTTCACCAACAGCTATACCATGATTTGTAATTGTTACAGTAATTAATGTTGAAGCTTGTACATAAGTGCCTGTTTTTGTAAAGCCTTCCCCTGGCGGTGTAAAAGTAAAGCTAGCACTATCATTTGCTCTGCTATCTAAGAATGCTTCTATAACATCGGCTTCTGTTTCTGAAACCTCAAATTTAAGTAAGTATATTTTTGGGTTTTGGTGAGTAGCCAGCCCAAATAATATTCTATGTTCATAACCATCAGCGAAACGAACTATTCGAGTATTTGGTGCGGATTTTTTTTGCTGTCCGTATGTTGGTGTGATTGATGGAAAAGTAGGCATTATGCAAGTAAACCTCCAGGTCGTTTTTCTTGAATGAGTTGGGCTTGTATTGCAGCCGAAATAACATTACCTAGCTGCCTACCTTGTTCTTCATCACCTTCAACAGAAGAACCAGAAGCATCTACATTTACGACTATGCTTGTAGAACCACCAAGAGCATGATTGGGTGTAATCATTCCTGATACTCCAGGTGTAAATAGTTCTGGCCCACGTTCTCCCACAACAGTT